AGCCATCTGTAGAACGTTTGGTATCAGCAGATTCCAAGCAAAGAAGTATAAAGAAGTATTTGACCAGGTAGCAATGGAATGTTGCGATAATCCAAAGAAGATCCAAGAGAATAAAGAATTTATTAGAGACGAATACGGAATCGTATGTCTGATTGGGGGAGAATAAAGATGATGACGTTAGAGGAAAAATTTGAACTGGCAAATAAGCGAGTTATAGATATTAATACTTGTTTGAAAGAGATTGAGAAGACTTCTGACAAGATGAAGAATGTACTAAATTCAGAAGTTTGCTTGTATGATGGAAATCAGAAAATGGCAATCTACCTGAGTGATATGTTGGCGGAAGAAGAAATGCTCTCTATCAGAGATAAGGTAATGGATTTTCTTACTGTTCGGTATGATGAATTTAATAACAGACTGAATGATTTGCTTGGAATTAATGAGAAAGGGGAAACACCTAAAAAAGTTGAGCCTGTAGAACAACAAAAAATCGTAAATGAGCCAAAGCCAAGAGGAAAAATTGGTAAAGAAATTGACGTGAATCTGGTAAAAGATATGTATCTTAGCGGAATGTCTATTCAAGAAGTCACGAATGAACTTCATGTAAGAAAAGACAGGGTGGTAGAAATCGTTACTGATCTAGGCATCAAGAGAAAACCGGGTGGACGAGCTAAGATGGATAAACCAGAGGAAGAGTCTGCAAAAGAAGAACCATTGAAAGAATTCCATTATGATGAAGTTAAAAAGATGTGGGCCGTGGAAAAGAAGACTATCGCTGAAATGGTTACTCTTCTCGGAAGAAGCAAAGAAGACATCTACAATTACCTGATTGATTCTGGTATTAAGCAGATGAGACCCAGTAGCGCTAAATAGATGCAGTAGTGAATATACAGAGGATATATGTCCTATATGTTTTAAACCATTTACCTATACAAAGGAATGGGTATACAAAGACCAGAGATATTACGGCAACAAGAAGAATGTATGCAGCTGGAAATGTGTAAGAGAATCGGAAAGACTAAGCACAAAAAGAGCCAAAAGGGGGACAGGGTATTGAATAAAAAAAACAGTGAAGGATACTATGATGAAACGGCATACAATGCTTTGAAACCTATCATAAAACATGATGCAGAACTTGAAAAGAAAGCAAACAAGCTTATTTATGTAATGAAATTTATTGCTAGTCTGGCAGGATTTGAATTTATTGGACGAGTTAAAATCCGCCATAAGGAATCTGGAAGGGAATTTAAGTAATACAAATAAAAACAAGATAAATGGGAGCGTGAATAGATGACAATCAATGAAAAAGCAGAATACCTCGAGTCATATGGAAACCTTGTAGAAAAAATTAAAGAACTTGAATTAGAAGAAAAACAGCTCCGGGAAACAAGAGAAGCAGCAAAAGCAATTGTATATGACGATATGCCTCATGGATCAAAACAATCTGATTTAAGTGATTACATGGTGGAATTGGAAAAATCACAAAGCAAGATAACAAAATACAAAGATGAATTAAAAATGAAAAAGCTTAAGATAGACACAAGCATTGCCTTGATGGAAAATGCAAGCGAAAGCAAATTATTAAAACTTCATTACATAGAACTTCTTTCCTGGAAATGTGTGGCATCGAAGCTTAATTGTACGGAAGCTGCTATTTATACTCTGAGAAGAAAAGCGCTTACTAGTTTTAAACCATGATATATTATGTACATATTGTTAAATAAAATAGTATCTGTATAGTAAAATATATACAATATATAGTATCCATGTATTTAACTATAGTATGTATAAGTGATATTATTAATAATAAAACTATATAAAATTTTAAGGGAATTACTAATACAGTAGTTCCCTATTTTTTATATAATTATCTGTTTTTATATCTTTATACGTGCACCTAGACCCCTATATTTTCTGGTGTACACATGGGAAAGGAAGTGGCATTGATGAAATTAACACCAAAACAAAAGGCATTCTGTGATTATTATATCGAAACAGGCAATGCCACACAGTCAGCACTCAAAGCTGGTTATAGTAAAAACTATGCAAAAGGTAATTCAGTTAAATTGTTGGAAAATGTGAGTGTGAAATCATATATTGACGAACGGATGCAGAAAATAGAATCCGAGCGAATAGCAACAGCTGCAGAAGTAATGCAGTATCTCACCAAGATAATGAGAGGTGAGGATGTAGAAGAGGTTGTTGTTGTTGAGGGAGAAGGAGACGGATGTTCATCCGCTAGACGTGTTGAAAAATCCCTTAACCAGAAAGACAGAATCAAAGCGGCTGAATTGATTGGAAAACGTTACATGATGTGGACTGAAAAAGTAGAAGTAAAAAATGAAGCCGAAGAAGAAAAGGCTAAGAAGATAGACAATATAGAATCACTGCTAGAGCAGATGAAACCGGTAGGTGATGATCAGTGCTGATACTATCACCGAAGTTTAGAGATTTTCTTACTGTGTTGACGGAAAGAGAGTTCCTTGAAGGTACGACGGCTGCAGGAAAGACAACAGTGGGAATTACCAAGTTTATGCTAAGAGTAGCACTTAGCGATATCAAGTATCATGTCATTGCTGGCGCCGATCTAGGGACCGTAGAGAAGAACGTAATCAACTCTGAACGTGGGTTGCTGGATCAGTTTGATAAAGTCGCTGAGTACTATGGAAATGGTAAAGGTAATATTAAGCTGCCGCATATAGAGTATGATACTAAGCGCGGTAAACGAATTATTTATATTTGTGGTTACGACAATAAAAAGAGATGGCAAAAGGTCCTTGGTGGACAGGTTGGGTGTGTCTACATCGATGAGGTAAACATAGCTGATATGGAATTTCTTCGAGAGATTTCTCACCGTTGCGAGTACATGATGACTACATCCAATCCAGATGATCCAAATCTGGAAGTTTATAAAGAGTTTTTAAATCGCTCAAGGCCGTTAAAGAGATATATTAAGGACTACCCACAAGAATTGCTAGGGCAGTTAGACCAGCCACATGTTGATGGATGGGTGCATTGGTATTTCACTTTTCATGATAATGCTGCACTGACGGAAGAGCAAATACAAAAAAAGATATCCTCCGTAGCAGTCGGTACAAAGATGTATAAGAACAAGATACAGGGTTTACGTGGCAGGGCTACCGGGTTAGTATTCAGCAACTTTGATAGAAAGAAACATGTAATATCAAAGACTGATGCCAAGAAGAAGCGATTCTTATATTTTACATCAGGTCTAGATACCTCATATTCGCAGGAGAGTCCAGATACAATCGCAATGATGTTTGAGGGAATTACTGATACCGGAGAACTGCTAATACTGGATGAAGAGGTATACAACAACTCAAATCGAGAAGTTCCACTTGCTCCGTCAGATATAGCACCTATGTATGTTAGATTTCTGGAACGAAATAGAGCAGAATGGGGATTTGCAAGGGATGTGTTTATTGACTCGGCAGACCAAGCGACAATTACTGAATTAAAAAAATACAAGAATAAACATCCAAATGCTTATAACTTTTTAAACAGTTACAAAAAGGTAACAATTATAGATCGTATTCACCTACAGCTTGGTTGGCTATTTAGCAATGACCAAGTGCATTATTATGTTTTAGAGCATTGTGTAAATCATATCAGAGAATTAGAGTCTTACTCATGGAAAGAAGATAAGTACGAGCCAGAAGATGCAAACGACCATACAATCAATGCGGCTCAGTATGGATGGATTCCATTTAAGACTAAGATTGGAGGAAAAGAATGAAACCAGTAAGAACAGATAAAACTAACTGCATATTAAAAGGACCTGAGGGTTCAAATGTTATGGATTTACCTATTACAAGGTACACTATACCTGGTGGAACTCCTGCAGTTGAAAGCTGTTGGAAATTATCAAAAAGAGATTTAGATATGATAAATAAAACAGGTAAGCTATATTTTTCTATTTACGGATTAACACATCCTCCAATTTATATTGGCGTTGACAGCATATCCGGGGGTGAATAAGAATGGGGTTTATACGTAATTTGCTTATTAGGCTGCTTAAGTTACAGCCAGCGAGAGAAAAAGAAATTATAATCAGAGAGCCGATGGGATTTCAAGCGAACGTGCTTAAAAACCAGATTCTATATCGTGGTGATCCAGTAGAGATAGAGCAGTTTTTTAAGGCTGTAGCAAATACGGACGTAGCCAAGGCAAGGTTCTGGGCCGCGACTCCTGAAAGCAAAGTAAGAAAGACTCATAGTGGTATCGTGCAGGTTGTTATTGACCGATATGCAGATATTATCTTGGAGGACATGGATAACGTAGACTTTGGAGAAGTTGGGGAAGTTACACCAATCAAAGACAGATGGGACAACATAGCCAAGGAAAACGACTTTGATACCTTAATGAATGAGGCATTGACAAGCGTTCTTGCTGGCGGAGATGGAGCATTTAAAATCAGTTTGGCAGAGGACATCGACACTCCGATCATAGAGTTCTTCACTGCTGACAATGTGGAATTTATCAGAAAGAGAAATAGACTGCATGAGATTCACTATTTTACATCGTACTTCGCTGAGAATAAGGAATACCGCCTGAAAGAAATCTACGGCAAAGGTTATGTGAAATATGAACTGTACGATGACAAGGGAAAGTCGGTACCATTAACTATCCTGGAGGAAACGAGAAATCTTGTAGATGCGACATTCAATGGACACTTCATTATGGGTGTTCCATTTATCGTGTTTTCGTCATCCAAGTGGAAGGGACGTGGCAAGGCGCTATTTGATTCCAAGACGGATGCAATCGATTGTCTGGATGAAGTAATCAGCCAGTGGCTTGATGCGGTACGAGATGGAAGAATCCACAAATACATTCCAGAAGATTTCATTCCAAGAAATCCTGAGACCGGGGAACTATTTACACCGAACGACTTTGACCATCGATTTACTAAAGTCAGCATGCCGATGAGCGAAAATCAAGACCAGAAAATTGACGTGGTACAGCCTACTATCAATTATGAAGCGTACATAAACAGTTATTCCAATTTCCTTGATATGTGCCTGCAAGGGATTATTTCTCCATCAACACTGGGAATCGACCTGAAGAAGACCGATAATGCTTCCAGTCAGCGTGAAAAAGAGAAGATTACAATGCACGTTAGAAGCAAGATTGTGGATGTTATGTGCGTTGTAGTTCCTATTTTGGCGGAAACTACTCTTAAGGTAGAGGATTTGATGACAAAGGAAACATCAGACGAATATGAGGCATCTGTGAAGTTTGGTGAGTATGGAGCCCCAGGCTTTGATGCCGTGGTTGAAACTGTGGGCCAAGCTAAGTCATACGGAATCATGTCCACGGAAAAATGTGTGGATGAGATGTATGGAGATACAATGACAGACGAGGAAAAGGCCGAGGAAGTGGCTAGAATCAAAGAAGAGAACTCCATCAGCGTAGAGCCTACCTTGGTGGAAGATGATATTGTGGATGAACCGATTGGTGGGGATGAATAATGTCTTATGATCTAGAGAAAATCTTTAAAGACTTAGAAGACTATTTGATTGCAAGTATGAAGCGAAACCTTAGAGGACATGAGCTGGAGGAAGAGGCTGAGGGGTTCTCCTGGGAGGCTTGGCAGGCCAAGAAGCTCAGAGAGCTTACCAAGTTTAAAAAGAGGAACCGTAAATACTTTGAGAAGATTAAGATAGATAAATTGACATCTGCAATGCTTAGAGAGCAGTTTTTAGAGGGTGGAAAGAAGACCGATAAGGAATTCTCCGCTATGATTAAAAAAGGCCTGCATTTGAAGCGTATGGAGCCTACAAATGACTTCTTCGCAGGAGATAATAATAAGCTGAATGCATTGATAAAATCAGTCAGCCATGACATGAAGAATGCAGGCTATGCAGCACTGAGGCAGGCAGACGATGTATATCGCAAGGCGCTGTACCAATCAGTCGTATATGCTGGTAGTGGTACAAAAACGGTAGCTCAGGCGGTGGATATGGCTACTAAAGAATTTCTGTCAAAGGGAATTACCTGTATCCGGTACGCAAACGGTGCAAATGTAAATATCACGTCATACTGCAATATGGCGATTCGGACGGCAAATAAACGGGCCCATCTAATGGGTGAGGGAGAGCGGCGTAAGGAATGGGGAGAAAGCAGAGTGCTTGTATCTCAATACTTACAATGCTCTCCTACTTGTTTGCCATGGCAAAATCATATTTATATCGACGATGTTTACTCTGGTGGAAAAGCAGAAGATGGAGACTACCCTTTGCTTAGTAATGCAATAGCAGGAGGACTGTTCCATTGAATTAAAAGTTTGGGTGGAACAGTATAATCAAAACGTTGTGAACCCTATTACAAAAGGGGTGTCCTATTTATGTAGGGCTAACGGTGAAAGGTTTAGATACCCAATACCGTGCTAAGTATTGTAATATGTCTACAATTATGATATAATCCATATAGAGGTGATAAAATTGGAAATATGGAAAGATGTCATAGGATATGAAGGAATTTATCAAGTAAGTAATACTGGTAGAGTAAAAAGAATAGGAGAATATACTAATCAATACGGAAGTATAGGTAAATGCGAGCGAATATTAAAACCTGGTAAAAAAGACAATGGATATTTGTTTTACAATTTAAGTGTAGAAAATCATACTAAAATTAAATATGCTCATAGAGCTGTAGCAGAGGCTTTTATACCAAATCCATTAAATAAACCTACTGTTAATCATATAGATGGAGACAGAACAAATAATGCAGTAGAGAATTTAGAATGGAATACATATTTAGAAAATAATATTCACTCGATAGATGTTCTCCATAAAGGAGAACACAATAGAAGAAATCGTTCTGACTTAAAACCAGTAATACAATTTGATATTAACATGAATATCGTAAAAGAATATCCATCAATGAGAGAAGCGCAAAGACAGACAGGAGTATTAGGAATAGATAAGGTGTGCAATAGATCTAGATACAGAAAGACAGCTGGTGGATATATTTGGATATATAAAGACGATTACAATAAAAGTGTAGAGACTATCGAAACCACATCATTAGATGGAAGGGAGTAGAGTAGGGTGGAGATGTACCACTCGAAGCGCAACGGACATTGATTAGGCCAACATTAGTTGGTCTTTTTTAATGCCATGAGATAGTCCAATAAAAAGCCGAATTGCCGACATACAATGAGCACTTACTTCGATGGATTGACGGAAGAACCAGAACCGCTGCTATCAGAAAGAGGAGAGAAATACGAGAAAGCGCAAGAAAAGGCAAATGCTTTAAGGAATGCCAGAAAGTATGAACGACTTGCAAATGGCAGCCTTGATGGGAAAAATGTTAAGAAGTACCGGAAGAAGCAGAAAGAGTGGGAGGATATGGCATGAGTAAGAACTAATAACTCCAGTGGTGATTTTGAAATTATAAATGGAAAGGCTGAAAAGTTATGTGGGTAAAAAACGAAGAAGTAAAGTGCGAATATTGCAAATGCAATCCTAGGGCATGTAGAGATAATTCAGAATATCAATCATTGGATGGTACATTAAATTGGATTCCAGAATGCGAAAAATCATTAAAGTGGGTAGAAGATGTAAAAGATTCCAGCAAATCTAAGGCATGAACGTAGCAGAGGTGACTACAAGTAGAGCCGTGCTGGCTTGGCGGAGATTCTTCGGAATCGGGAAGAGCATTCAACAATGAAGTCGGTGGGGACCAGAATGCAGATTAAATTAACAAAAATATATGTGGTGAAGTTAAAAATAAGGTGGTGATAACAAATGTATTATATTGATATAAAAGTAGAAGGCCAAAAAATTACAGTAACAAACCAACCAGATGTAATAACTTACAGTAAAAATAAAATATACGTTAGATTTACATTTAGTGATGAATGGCAGGATCAGACGAACACAGCGATATTTACTAGCCGCGGTAAGAAATATAAGCAGCTAATTACAAACAATCAGTGCTTAGTTCCTGTAGAAGTATTAGACTATTTCCGTTTCAATGTAGGCGTGTTTGGTGGAAGTTTGAATACCACTATTAATGCTGCGGTATTCTTGAAGCCATCTTGTTACGGCGAGTCTACGGATGCCGAAGTTCCAACACAAAATATCTACGAACAAATTATCTCTAAGATTGATTCACTACAAGCTGGAACAGTAACAGATGAACAAATTGCTACTGCTGTAGATAAATACTTAACAGAAAATCCTGTACAAGCAGGAATTACTGAAACAGAAATGAAAACATATGTTGATACTGCTATTGCAGCTATTGACCTTAGCGGTTATGCTACCGCTACACATACACATACTGAATATGCTAGTGTTAATCATACACACGCATATAGTGATATTACTGGAACTCCTACAATTCCTACTAAAGTAAGTGATTTAACAAATGATTCTAATTATCAAACAGCAGAGCAAGTATCTACTGCTATTGCTAATGCTTCTCTTAGTGGAGGGGATGTTGACTTAAGTGGATATGTTACTACTACTGCTATGAATACTGCTTTAAGTAATAAGGCAGATAGTACGCATACACATAGTTATAATGATTTAACAGATAAACCTACTATTACTAATGGTGTTGACGGACAAGATGGTACAGATGGAGTATCACCTACAGTAACATCTTCTAAAGTTGATGGTGTAACTACTCTTTCCATAACAGATGCTACACATACAGAAACAATTACTATTAATGATGGTACTAACGGTACTAATGGAACTAATGGTACAGACGGTACTAATGGCACAGATGGATTTAGTCCTATTGTTACATCATCTAAGACAGGAAAAGTAACTACTTTAAATATTCAAGATGCTACACATACTGAAGTAATCACTATTAATGATGGGGAAGATGGGACAAGTGGTAGCGGTTCTTCGGATAGTAATATAGCTGATTGTTCATTAGTACAAACAATCTCTATTACAGAAGATACTCAAATGATATATCTACCAATAAATGAACTATATCAACAAGGATACAAATATTTTTTCATAGACTTATTTGCAAAGGGTTCTGTTAATGCAACTGGTACTGGTACAATAAGAATAGATGGATACTGTAATTATAGAGACACTGTAGATTATCAAACAAAAGGTGGATATGGTTCTTCAGCATATAAAACGGGACTAATAGGAAATGATACGTCTTTTGCAAAACATTTTTGTGCAATCAGAATAATTAGTAGCGACTTTTATTTTCTAGAATCAACAACCCAATTTTCTACTGGATGGCAGGTTATCGGAGGTGCTGCTAAACAAGTATTGCTATGCAGAAACTTTGCGGAATATAATCCAAGATATGGAACAGACACTCAGAATCCGTTTGGAGCGGGTACTCTTATACAAATTTATGCAAGGTAGGTGTTAATAAATGAAAAAATATGTAAATGGAGTCTATATTGAGATGACTCAAGAAGAAATTGACGAACTTAATGCGATAGAATATGTGCCAACAAAAGAGGAAGAATTACAGCAACAAATAGATGATTTAACGGCATGTTTACTTGAAATGTCAGAAATAGTATACCAATAGAAAGGATGTGTAACAATGATGGCGATGTTATGGGCAAATCAAATCATGTTAGGTAAGAAAACTTATGCACAAGTACCTAGATTACTTAAGGAACAAGTAAAAGAGATTTTAATTGATGCAGGATATGAAGAATTAGTTACCGAGTAACAGAATTAGAGCAGTAGGCTAATGCTTATTGCTCTTTTTAAAACCAAAAATGATTTTGTATGCCAAGAGTAGTAGAAATGCTGCTCTTTTTTTATGCCATAAGCAAGGCTTAAAAAGGCAAATACTTATCCTACGTGACATACACGGTAAAAAATGAAGAGGAGAGATTAATTATGACGAAACAAGAATTTATCAACTTGGGGCTTACCGAAGAACAGGCTACAAAGTGTGCAGAAGCGAGTAAGACAGAGCTTGCTACATTTATCCCTAAAAGCAGATTTGACGAGGTAAATGAGGCGAAGAAGACGGCAGAGGCTAACGTGAAGGAAAGAGATAAGCAAATCGAAACTTTAAAGAAAGACAATGGTGACAATGCTGAACTGCAGAAACAGATTGAAACCTTGCAGACTCAAAATAAAGAAGCAGAAAAGAAGTATAACGAGGATCTTAAGAACCTTCAACTCACGAATGCTATCAAGCTGGCGCTCTCTGGAAAAGCACAAGATGAGGACTTAGTCGCTGGATTGTTCGACAAGTCAAAGCTTATCATCGGAGACGATGGTAAAGTAACCGGATTAACAGAGCAGTTAGAATCGCTGAAAAAGGACAAGGCATTTCTTTTTAAAGAAGATAAGCTGGCACCAACTACACAACCTAAACCTGGTTTTACCCTTGGTGGAAATCCACCAGCACCAGGCAACGGTGGAACAGGAACAGTATCCTTGAAAGATGCGATTGCTGCTAGATTCCAACAACAAAATTAGAAAGGATGATTATTTATGGCAGTAACTTTAGCAGAAGCTAAGAAAAACGTACAAGACGACTTACAGATGGGAGTTATCGATGAGTTCAGAAAATCTTCATGGTTGATGGATCATTTAACATTCGATGACTGTGTATCTCCAACAGGAGGCGGAGCAACCCTTACATATGGGTATACTCGTTTAACCAGCCAACCAACTGCTGCATTCCGTGCTATTAACTCTGAATACACGGCATCTGAAGTAAGCAAAACTCGTTACACAGTAGACCTTAAGGTATTCGGTGGTTCTTTCGAGATTGACCGTGTACTTGCTAACATGGGTGGTATTATTTCAGAGGTTGACTTACAGCTCACTCAAAAGATTAAAGCAGCAAACGCTTTATTCAACGACACGTTCATCAATGGTGATTCTTCCACCAACACAAATGCATTCGATGGATTAGACAAAGCATTAAAAGGGTCCACTACAGAATATAATGCTGGAACTTCTGATACAGCTATCGACCTTTCCACCAGCGCAAACGTAACAACTAACTATATGCAATTCCTTGATATGCTGGATGAATTTTTATCCGGTCTTGACGGAACTCCTTCCTTTATCGGTGGTAACTCTAAGTTAATCGCTAAAATCCGTGCATGCGCTCGTAGAGCTGGTATGTACCAGATTACACCTAATGAATTTGGTGTACAGGTTGAAAGCTATAACGGTATTCCATTAGTAGATCTTGGAGCAAAAGCAGGAAGCAATGACCCGGTTGTACCTATCTCTACTGCAACAGATACAAAAGGTTATACTTCCCTTTACGCTGGTCGCTTAGGCCTTGATGGATTACATGCCGTATCTATGGCTGGTGTAGCGCCTGTTCAGACTTGGTTACCTGACTTTACTCAAGCAGGAGCAGTTAAGAAAGGCGAAGTTGAAATGGTTGCTGCAATGGCACTGAAAGCGACGAAAGCTGCATCCGTGTTCAGAAAAATAAAAGTACAGTAGGAGGTAAGCAGTCATGACATATGCTACTAGTGATACTCTGTCTGCTGAGTTATTAGAATTAGCTAGTAGCAAGGTGGACGAACTTACTTATAACCGTATTGGTGGAATTGGATTTGCCAATCTCACCGATTTCCAAAAGAATAAAATCGAACAAGCCACTTTATATCAGGCACAATATTATAGAGATTATGGTGTTGAAGCTGAATTATTGAGTGGCTTTAGTTTGCTAGATGTAAATATGAGTTTTGTACAGCAAGGGGTCAGAGGAGTGCATCCGATGGCCCTTTCCTTGTTGAAACAAACTGGGCTTATGTCGAGGTGCTTATGATACCGAATAAGCTGCCAAATATTCCAAAGGCATTGTTTAATACCTATGTAACTGTAAAGCTCGGTAACGGGCAAATTAGCGAGGATGGAGCGGAAGTTTACACGGTTGAACTTAGCGACAAATGCTACTATTCCGCCAAGAAGTATCAAGTAATGAATGCTGAGAAGCAGATTATACAACTTAGCGGCAAGATGGTATTTCCGTATGACATTGCTCCAGGGAAAGACATAACGACAGGAACTGCTGCTATTGGTGGAATTACCTACAAGGTATACAGCGTACAGAGACCACTTAATCCAGATGGGACCATTCACCACACGACATTGGAGCTGATGTAATGAGAGTAAAAGTAAAGATGAATAATGCAGCAATCAGTAAGCTAAAAGGGGCGCGGTTAGAGGCATTAGAGCTTACAGCAGAGTCGGTAAAAACCGATGCCATAGCCAAGAATGTGTTCCCGTTTGATACTGGTACACTACAGAATGATTCCACCAGCATTGATACACATCAAATCGGTACCGGAAAGGTTGCAATATCGTCTAATACGCCTTATGCCAGACGGCTGTACTTCCATCCAGAATACAACTTTCAGAAGGATAAAAATCCGAATGCACAAGGTAGATGGTGGGATCCATGGATTAGCGGTAATCGTAAGGACTTCGCAAAGAAAGCTTATAAAGAACACTATAAAAGGCTGACGGGGGTGTGATGAATGACACTTACAGAAATCAAAGACTGGCTTAAGACAGAGTTAAATGCAGACAGCGGATACACAGGAAAAATTGATACAAGCAAGACAAATGTATTCTGTGTTTATGACAGGCAGAGCAGCCAAGGCAAGGTTTGTGTTGGTGGAATGAATAATACATCTTCCTGGCCTAAGAAGATATGCGTACTTGCCAGAGGAACAACGAGTTATTCAGAGTCTGAAACATACGCACAAAGTATATACGATGTTTTTATCGGAGCTCAGGCCATGATCGGTGGCCATTGGTGCTTTTTTAATATGGAGTTTGATGGTCCAGTGAGCGTAGGAGCCGATGATAAAGGCGTTTACGAGTTCACTATTGACCTAACTATTATTTATCAAAGAAAGGATGATTAATTATGTCAACAACAGGAGTAAATCCAGTAAACGAGATTAAGTTTGGCGTGTGTACTACTGGAAGACCAGCGAGTGATACAACTGCTACATATACGGTAGTAAAAGATGCTGAGTCTTTATCTATCAGTATTGACGGCAACATCGAGGAATGGAACCCTATGGATCAAGCAGGGTGGGGAAGAAAATTAATGACTGCTAAGTCCTTATCAATTGAAATGGGCGGAAAAAGAAATTATGGAGATCCAGGCAACGATTATGTTGCAGGACTTGCATGGAAAAACGGTCAAGACTGTAACTCCCAAATGCAAATTACATTCCCTGATGGCGGAAAATTAGTAGTACCTTGCGTAATCGAGGTAACATCAATGGGCGGTGACTCTACTGCTATTGATGCATTGGAATGGACAGCTCACAGCGATGGAGCGCCTACCTACACAGAGCCAACAACATAAGTATAAAAAAATAATATTCGAGGGGTAGCTAGTGCTACTCCTCTTTTTCATAGAAAGGGGAATTATCATGATTGATATTTCAAGTAAGATTACAAATCAACTTCCAATGGTGAAAATTACAGAAACAATCGTTGTTACTGTTAATAATAGAAAATCTAATGTTCTGTCAATGCAGGGGTATTTCAAAAACAAAGAGAATGCAAAAAAGACAGAAAACGAAATCAAGTCCGATATTTTAGAAATCCTTATTCCACCAAAAGACGTGGCAGCAATTGAAGAATTAGACCTTCCGTTACCAGAATTCAATGAAATATATGAAACGATCGTGGCTGTTGCTACAGGAAGATACGGCAAAGAAGATACACCCTCAAAATAAAGAAGAGCCACGGTATGACATCTGGGATGATTGGGATTTGATTGAGTCAAGTTTCCGTATGCAGTATGGAATACAGCTTAGGGATGATGGACCGAACGACATTAGCTATGAAGAGTTTATTTCATTGCTTGGTGGAATCATGCCAGATACACCGCTTGGACGTGTAGTTGCTATAAGGTCGGAGAAAGACCCTAAAGTGTTAAAGCAGTTTACGAAAGAACAGAAAAAAATACGGAACGATTGGATAAGAGCAAGAAATAAAAAGCTAAAAGAAGACCCTGTTAAGTACAAGCAATATGTTGAAAATCTACAGAACTGGGCTAGAAGTTTTAAAAAGAAAGAAGGTGAGTAAGTGGGATTGGAAGTAGGTGTAATCGACTTAGGGTTAGACATAAACAAGAAATCATTTGAATCACAGCTAAATAATATTGCATCTGGTGCAAGTAGTGCAGTCAGTAATGCTTTTAGTGGTCTTGGTAAGATAGCTGGTGCAGCGTTTGGGTTTGTAGCGGGAGCTAAAGTAGGAGATTTCTTTAGTGATTGTCTCGATCAAGCCAGTGACTTGGCGGAAGTACAGAACGTAGTTGACGTAACGTTTACAGAAATGTCAGATACAATTAATAAGTTTGCTGAAAATGCTATGGATAAATTCGGATTATCTGAATTAGCTGCAAAGCAGATGGCAGGAACTATGGGCGCCATGTTGAAATCATCTGGATTGACGGAACAGGCGGCAGCAACGATGTCCACAACGCTCACCGCTCTTTCTGGAGATTTAGCATCATTTTATAATCTGTCAGCAGAAGAGGCTTTTTCAAAGGTAAGAGCTGGTATCTCAGGAGAGACCGAGGGATTAAAGCAGCTCGGTATTAATATGAGTGTGGCGAACTTAGAGGCATATGCATTAACACAAGGTATAACAAAGTCATATGATGCGATGTCACAGGCAGAGCAAGCCATACTTAGATATAACTATCTGTTATCAGTAACAGGTGACCAACAGGGAGACTTTGCACGTACAAGTGATAGTTTTGCAAATCAAACAAAATTACTCAGCATGAGATTTGATGAACTGAAAGCTAGTATAGGAGCCGGGTTAATTCCCATATTGAATGTGGCATTAGGATTTATCAATAAACTTCTATCCGGGCTTGGCACAGCTGTAAACTTCGTAAAGGGACTATTCGGTTTAGGCACTGGCGGAGGTGGAAGTACATCTGAACCTACGATAAAAGTTGGTGTGGACACATCTCCTGTTACGAATGGAATAGAACAGTTAATCGCACCTACTAAAGATTTAGTTTCTCCAATATCTAGTGTATCAAAAGATTTAGGCAAGGCAGGCAACGACTCTAAAAAAGTGGCAGATAATCTCAAAAAAGCGACTGGAAACGCTAATAAGTTTAAAAGTACAATAAGCGGTTTTGACGAGATTAATAAATTATCTGATACATCAGGCCTTAGTGGACTTGGAAGCGGATTAGATGGAATTGGATCTAGTCTTGGTGGATTAAACAGTGCAGTTGACAGCATCGGAGCATTTAATACTGGATTAAACGATGCATATGGTGGACTTAACAATTTGATTGATGCGGTAAATACTGCAGATGATGATTTATCTAGCAGCTTTGGAAATGTAAACCTGAATATGGAACAAGTCAAAAAGGTAGCGAAGCAGATAGTAGATCAAAAAGACCTGGAAAAGATTGGACAGCTATCAAATGAAATCAATACCTTAGAAACGATGAAGAAGAACTTGGAAGAGGTCAGAGACAAGATTAATACATATCAGTGGATGATTTCTATGGGCATTGAGCTGACTCCTGATGAGTTCCAGGACTACAAACAATCTGTTATGGACTACTGTCAGATGGTTCAAGATTTCATCAAGCAAAAAGGTGTTGTAGTTGAAATTGCGTATGATTTAATTTATGGCGAAAATAGCGCAGAGGGAAATAACGCAAGCTCATTTTATTCAAAGATGGAACAGCAGGCAAAAGAATTAACAGCAAAGATAAAGAAATGCTTCGATAAAGCATTTGATGAACAGGGCAATATCATTAATATTGATGCTGCTAAAGAATATGACAACTATGTAAGCCAACTGAACAAATTAGAAGAAAAAATTGGTAACTATGATTACAAGGTTGCTATCAATAAAATTTCCGTCAAAGCAAGCGGTGCGGAGTTGACGCAAGAATCGTTTGAAGCATTGATGAAAGAAATGACCGATACAGTGCAAACCAAACTTGATGGATATGACATGGCACTTGCAGAAATTAAGGCAGATCTTGATTTAAGGTTGGAATACGGAAAAGCGAATGGTGGAATAGATCAAGACGAGTACAACAAGAAATGGCTTGATGCACAATTGGAGACCGAGCAAAAAAAGATAGATGCTAGAAAAGACATCTTAGATTTTGCTATTGAAACTGCAGTTAATTTCTTTACTAGGGATGAAGATTTGGATGATGCAATAAAAGATTTGAATGACTTAATTAAAAAACAAATGGAAGGTCTCGAGTTTTCAGAAAACTGGATTGACTGGCAAGTAAGTCTTAGTGGATTAGTTGATGCTATGGACCAAGAACTAGAGAACTCTTCACCAGAGATGCGTAGAATTGCAAAAGAGTTAGTTGAGCAGCTGGGTGTTGACTCCACTACATTGCAGACCGAAGTTGAGAAATACAGGAAAGCAGGAAAATCAATTCCAGAAGAACTATCGAAGCAATTAACAAATGTTACTGTACTGGAAGCACTAGCTGGAGATTCGAGCGCGTTGCTTACACTAATCGGAAATCAGTTAAAAGGGACTAAGTACGAGGAAATGATTCGCAAGGCGAAAGAGAGCGGCGCGGACGTACCATCAGAATTGATTAATGGATTAAACATGACAAAGATTAACATCAATGGCGGAATTTCTACTATGTTTGACGATGCAGTTAATAGCCTAAAAAATAATGATAACAAAGCAATAAATCAGGCAAAAACGTCAGGAAACAATACTGTAAATGCATATAAAGACAGACTTACCGCTCAGGAGAATCGCTCTGGTGTAGACAGTAGTATTAATAAAATGTACAGCAATGCAAAGGATACAATTAATGCGAACAAAACCGCAAGCAATGCGATGAAAAGTAGTGCAAATACTGCTGCAAAATCGTTTTGGAGTAATATTGCATCATCTTCTAACCTTAATTCCACAAAATCAAATACTGGAAAATTAGGTTCTGCAGCAAGAAACTCAATTATTTCTAAGCTAGGTATAAGAGGAAGCAGTTCCAGCACTTTTGCTACATACGGAAAATATACAGTATATGGATATAACAATGGTATTAAAAACAATAAAGGTACAACAGATGGAGTAATTAAATCATGGGTAGGTGCTACCGTTGCAGTATTCAGGGGTGCATTAGGTATTCACTCACCATCAAGATTGTTCAAGGAACTTGGTGGATATACTGTAGAAGGGTATAACGACGGCGTGTATGATGAAATGGATTCCACCAAGGATGCATTTGGCGAATGGTTGGGAATTGCTCAAGACTTTGGGGATGAAATTAGTGGTGTGGAAATGGGATTAAGTTCTGTACCAGAATTGAAAGCTCCGGCACTAAAATATATGGAATCCGTAAAGGTTGAAAGTGACAAAGAAGATGCTACTGCTATTAGTTTGAATGATTTACTATCAAAAGTATCTGTTATTATTGATACATTGACGGATATTTCAAACAAGGAAATCAATTTAGACGGTAAAGCAATTACTGATTCCGTAGTAAAGAATAACAACAAGATTTATAGACAAACTGGGCGTTCACCGTTCTTAGTTTAGGAGGGATGTAAATGACTACCACAGATACTATTTTACAATTAGTAACTGTTAATTCATCTGGCGTGGAGGTATTTACAAACCTCCCCGCACCAACTTCTATCACTGTACAAGACGAGATTATCTGGTCAGCTGATACGGGACGTGTGCAAGATGCATCAATGGTAGGAACAGTTATAGCAGAAAAAAAGAACTTAAAAATAAGCTGGGGTATATTAAAAGAGTCAGAAATGTTGCAGATTAAAAACAGTTTAACCGCAGGATATCCCACTGTTCGTTTTAGGGATGGTGACATATACAAAATAAAAGTTTATAGAGGAACACTGACAAAAGAAAAACTAGGATTGCTTTCTGATGGTGTTATTTACTACAGGAGCGCATCTGTTAGTATAATCCAGAAATAAGTTAGGAGGTGTAATGTTTGTATAGTGCTAGTACATTTGTTAAAAATAAGCTAAATGAAGAAAACAGAGTAATTGTTGCCAAAGTAGAAATCGAAGGATTAAGCAATCCATTAATAAACGAATTAAAAAAAATTACTCTTAAAAACGGATTCTGTGGAAGGCAATATTTAACGATAGGACAGACAAATAGTAAATACATTGATGTTACATTTTACTCAGAAGAAAACTTATCACTAAAGAGCAAAAAAGTAACATTGAGCTTTGGTGTTAAAAACGGAACCACAGTAGAATATACAAAAATGGGTAACTTCAAAATAACAGAATATGACAATGAAGGATGTATATATACATTTACTGCATACGACGAAATGAGTTATCTGTATGGTGCAACAGTCTATACTGTAGATTCTGCTAAAAATACTCCAAAACTAATCCTTGATGGAATTGCTTCGGATTTCGATACTACATACAGAATAGATGGATTCAGTGGACTTACGAGTTATGCACTACAAAGATTCAACAATGTAATGAACAACGGAATATTATCAGATATCAATTGCAAAACTTATCGAGATGTTTTAGGCGCAGTTGCTTCTTTATTCGGTTGTAATGTATTTATTAATTTTGATGGAGTTATAGTTTTAGCAGCATGGACATCCGGAAGCGTTCTATCCGTTTCAAAGAGTAGATATTACAAGGATACACTTAAACTAGACTTTGAAAAAACTACATTTGATGACCAAATACTAAAAACTGACTTGGCTTTTAATGGTGAAAATCCAAAAATGAAATTAAATATATATTTACAAAGCCATATGATTATCACTAACAAATACGACGGATACACTTATCGTGGTGGTGAAGTAAAGTTCTTAGGTAATTATCTACTGGAGCCAATTGACTGGGTGTACCTTGTTAATGATGCAGGAGAAGATATAAGGATACTTCCATTTAGCTTTGAACATGAGTGGGACGGAGGTATTGTTACTCGAGTTGTTGCATATTCAGATACTGCAGAAGCTGAACTTGATAGCTCCTACGATATTGTAAATAATAATATTGGAAAAACTTCTGTATCTGTTGATTCTTTGCAAGAAACAGTTAATGAACACAGTACTTCTATATCTAATATAAAATCAAGATTAGATACTCAGTCTAATACAATTAGTACATTGAACTCAACAGTAGATACACATGGTACTAATATTTCTAAATTAACTACAGATTTAGAATCGTTAGAAGAAATGAATGACAATAATACAGTGTATGCATACGGATATGTTGGAAATTCAAATTGTAATGCATTAATACCTTGCAGGTTGATTATGCAAAAATCAAGCCCTAATAAAGCAAATGTTCATATGACCGGTTATATACAAAGCATTACTGGAAATAGTGAATTTTATGTTTTTGAGTTGTCGATTATAACAGGCTTACTTGGTCTATCTTCTCTAACTATAGATGCAAAAAAGACAACAGTTGTACTAGATCAGCATTTATGCGAAAATCCATCGTTAATACAAGCTTATATGGGATATGGTTTAACGTTTGATGGATGGACAATAGGTCGTATTTACGATTATGACGGGTCGTCTGGTGGATGGCCATCAAATGCTCCAGTACATCAAGCTGGTACTTACTTTATAATTGACATTTATGATGCAACGTATAGTTAGGGGGAGAAATAGCGATGAATGTTATAGGGTATATGATTAGCAGCATCTCGGTTATAATCGCATTTAGTTCCTTTGCTTATGCTGTAAAAAATACAATAAAAAAAGAGACACAAGACGAATCAACTCAAATGACTACTGTCATAGTAAAGCTAGAAAGCATAGATAAGGGTGTTACAAGGATTGAAGGAGATGTAAAAGACGTAAAAAACGACGTAAAAAAACATACGGAAGATATTATTAGAATAAATGAAAGTTTAAAGGCAGCATGGGTGCAAATCGACTCGCTTAACAATAAAAGAAAGGTGGAGTAAAAATGAACGATAAAACAAAAACATGGTTAAAGGCTGCAGGAGTAAGAGCAGTAAAAACAGTTGCACAGACAGCAGTAGCGACAATCGGAACGGCTAGCGTACTTGGCGGAGTTGATTGGATTATGGTGGCATCTGCTAGCGCATTGGCAGGGGTTTTATCATTACTAACTAGCGTAGCAGGTCTTCCAGAGATTAAGGAAGGTGAATAATAATGGGATTGAATTTCAAACAAATGTTATGCAAGCTAAATCCGTTCTATAATTACGGAACAATCAAACCAACAAAGATGGTATTACATAGCACAGGATGCAATAATCCTAATTTAAGTAGATGGACCAATAGTTGGAATAGTAAAACAGCTAGAAATTCCGTTCATGGGGTTATCGGTAAAGACGAGGACGGAAATGTTGAATTTGTTCAATTGCTTCCATTCACGAAAAAAGCCGCCGGAGTTGGCAAAGGTAGCAAAGGTTCCTATAACAGTTGTGCTATCCAGGTTGAGATTGCAGAAGATGATTTGAAGGACAAAGAATACTTTACTGATTGTTATAACAAAGCGGTAGAAGTGTTTGCGGAAATCTGTAAAGAATACAAGATTGATAGTGATGATATTGTTTGCCATTGCGAAGCCCATAAGTTAGGATATGGATCTAATCATGCAGATGTTATGCATTGGTTCCCTAAGTATGGGAAAGATATGGATGACTTCCGTAAAGACGTTAAAAAAGCTATGGAGAAAACCAATCCATATAAAAAGCCAACAAGAGAACTGAAAAAAGGTTGTGAAGGCGAAGATGTTAAGTGGCTGCAATATGAACTTAACAAAAACGGTGCTAACCTTAAAGTAGATGGAGACTTTGGCTCGAAAACGTATGCTGCTGTTGTAGCTTACCAGAAGGCTCATACAGAACTTAAGATTAAGCGCCTAGGAACGGTAGGAACTAAGACAATTAAATCGCTTGCTGCATAAATTAAAGCCCCTTGGGATTATCCCTTGGGGCTATTTTTTAATTCCTTAAACTTTCTGGATAATACGCTTTATTGTTAAAGTGGTCTAATATCATCAAAGATGGGTCGAAGTATGCATCCAGCATTCCGTCATCAATATAAACCAATATTACATTTTTTCCGTTCTTTGTACTATACTCATAATGAAATGGCTCTATTTTATCAGATATAGTAGCAAGCGCTTCTTCGATTTGTTGTATTTCTTCTGATGTCACTTCCTTGGTGGATTCTTCTGTATTACTTCCGCAACCAATTAATAATATAGAAATACATATAACTAATACAAATACCTTTCTCATATTCTCACCCCCATGTAATTTATATCTAAATAGTATTCCATATTTTACAAGTTGTAAACTTAAAAATAAATTAAAAAAAATTATAGGTACAAGATAACTTTTTCCGCCAACGCACATATATTAACGTGTAAACAGTTTTAAACGAGGTGATTGAGTGCTAAACAACCGTATGCAAGGCAATGCACGTTACAACATTAACCAGCCTCCACCAAGACAGGAACCACAAAAGGAGCGCAAACCTCAGCTTAAGATAACCCTTACATTTAAAGAAACGGAACGTGATCTGTACGAAGAAGTAATGAGACATAGCAGTAAAGGAGGTTGGATTAAGGATTTGATACGAGATAAAATGGAAAACTAACTAAAAAATCCCCAGGATAGCCGGCAAGCATAATCCCAGGGAGTGAAACAAGTCCACGTCTAAAATATATCATAAAAACACGTCTAAATCAATGGCCGCAATTAGGTTATTGTCGTGCTGAGTAACTACTGCTCACGACAGCAAGCTGTGCGCTCACATGCGTTACACTGCACTGTATGCGCCATTTTCTGAAATAATGCAAGTACATCTGTCCTATTTTAATAAAAATCCCAAAATTTCTAACGATAATACGATTGACCAAGTTATTAACATGTTTATCACCTCAATTCTGAAAGGAGTATGTATATATGGAACAATTAAACAATGTAGGTAGTATGATTTATAATACGTGTCTCGGAGTTGGATATTGGGTGTTCGGTGTTGTTACAGTGGTGGATATTCTTCGCCATGCAAACGATTCAGACATCGAAGGATGCATCCGTACGCTTATAAAAGGAGTAGTCGGTTACGGAAGTTTGTTCCTAGTTAAAACTGGCCTTGATATGGTAAAGGGGGCTTTCTAATGCTATTCTGTAAAGATACTGAGTTTGTTGGTGGATTAGTAGGCGATGGGCTAGATGCAATTGGTAGCTCCATCAAACAAGGAATCTTTGACGGATTTGCGGCAGTCGGCAACGCAATCATGGAACTGGTAGAGCCATTCGTTAATTGGGGATGCCCGATTGTTATCATCTGCTGCACAATAGCTTACTTTCCTAGTAAAGACCGTAAACTAATTTCTACAGCTTTTAAAACTGGGTTTGTATATTTAATCTACAATCTTGCGAGAGGGGCGTTAAAATGAAATCTATGCGTATCTCTGACTATTTGGAGTTTAAATACCCAACGTATACTTATTTAAAAGTAGTTCCATCAACGTCCATACGGAACTATGACAGCGGTAAGATAGTAAACCTTGTGGCTAGTCTGTATAAATCCATCAAGGATAATGTGCATCTTGTGGAGAAGAAGCTGTTCTTTGAATCCAATGCCAAAGTCTCCTTCTATATCTATATGGAAAAGACAACGGTTGACTTCTATTTTATTGTTCCTGAGAAGCATTATTCAATGTTTAAGGAGAAGATAATCGACGTTTGGAACAACAGGGTAACTATTACTAGCGTGCCCAACATTCCTAATTTTAATCAAGATTGTACAAAATATTTTTTAACATATAAAAAAGAAGATGCATTGAGCCTTAGCTGTGATAAACGGAATAACGTGCTACTAGGATCAATGCTGAATACTCTTCATGTGATGGAGGACGGCGACAGGATAGGAGTGTTTTATAACTTCAATCCGATATATCAGAAGACATGGCGGTCCAGCTACGACAACACGATCAATAAACTAAAAGACGATATGCCGATTAATAAAAACAAAATGGATGCAATATTTATTCTGAGAACACTGCTTGTATATGCATTAGACTTTATAGACATCATCCTTGGTAGAAAGAAAGAACACAAAACCAATACTGAGTTGATGTTATCCAGTGACACGACACGAAAAAGGGATTCCATCGTGGTGGAAACCCAAGTCCTGTGTTTATCTGAAAGCCAGTCGAAACAAAGGGAGCGAGATAATGCGCTGGCATGTTGCAGTAGTTTTAAATCACTTGATGGAGATAATGAGCTTGTGTATCGCAAGTATACCGGTAAATTTGAGGCTGAAAAGTATAGGTTACAAAGATGCGATAGTATCAAAGTACAGCCAAGGGAAGCGCAGAATTTTATCAGCATTCCGGGTAAAGAGATACTAGAAGAACATAAGATAATAGATCACACAGACGTACTGGAATCGCCTGTACCGGGTAAATTACAGCAAGGGTATATTTGTCTAGGTAAATGCGTTTACAAAGGCTCAGAGGTCAATGCGTACCTCAGAGATACATATGACCAAGGTAACTTTCCATTAGTGGCAATCGGAGAGCAAGGAGCTGGGAAAACAACATATATTGCTAATTATGTTAATGATATACAGAGTAGGCACGAAGGTTGTATGGTGATTGATTATATCAAGAACTGTGAACTTGCTTCCACCATAGAGAAAGTAGTTCCAAAGGATAGTCTCATTGTTCTAGATATGTCTGATATCAACAGCATCCAAGGGATTGGATACAACGAATTAAAGCCAAAAGGCAATAGCTTGATGGATTGGCTTGATATGTCAAATCGCAAGAGCTTGTACATCTCCATGCTGATTGATGCTTTGAATACGGACGGTGACCCTCTTAGCAGCTCGATGGACAGATTTTTGAATGCAGCAAGTAACATAGTTATGCTTAACCAGAATGCTAGCCTAAAAGACGTTGTACGCTGCTTAAACGACCACATGGTAAGAAGGAAGTATATTGATTCCATCAACGATGTGGCAAAAGCATACCTGGATGAAGAGATTGCTGCACTGGTGGAACTAGATGAAATAGATAAAAAGACAGGAGAAGTCGTAGGAACCAAGAATAGTAAGGTTGACGGTGTAAACCATCGTATAAACCTACTTAGAAAGGATTTTAGGTTAAAAACCATGTTTAACAAACCATGTACAGATAATATTGACTTAGTATCAGCCATGGAAGATGGCAAGGTTATATTGATAAAGATGCCGCAGGAATACTTCGCTACTCCATACAGCAAGAACGTTATAGTAACATATCTCTTTACGAAGATATGGTCAGCAATGTTGGTACGTGGTGGAATGAATAGTAAACCGAAGAGATTCCATGTAATCGTGGATGAAATCTTCCAGTGTAAGACAGCAATGCAGCTATTAAGAGACCAGGAAATACTTCCTCAAACACGGAAATTTGGGTGTAAATTCGTGTTTAGCTGCCAATATCTAGGTCAGATCAATACGATAGACCAGACTCTTAGATCAGCTGGCGCAAGCTACATGCTTATGAAAGGTTCCGGGCGAGCTAACTTTGATGAATTTAAGGATGAACTCTCTCCATATACTTTGGATGATATGGAAGCGCTGCCACAGTACAGCTGCCTGAATTTGATTAATTATGAGGATGGCAGAGCCAAGTTTGTAACTCGTTTGCCAAAACCATTATGAATATTTTTATACAAAGTACAGATACTATTCCTATACCAAATCATGTATGGGAAACAGCCAAAAATCATGTACGTGGCCTATAAAATAAAGCTTTAATCGGAATTGGCATACGCGCATGATTCAGGTTCATGTCGGGGTTCCCCGGTGTGGGTTCGAGTCCCATCAACTGCATTTTTAGTGAGAAAATCAAGGGTTCGAGACTCTTGGAAAAGATTTTCCCATACATGATTATTCGGTAAATTCTAACGAATCATGTATGGGGATTTTTTTATGCGAAAAAATGAAATCACAATGAAAAGAAACACAGGAAACAGTATTGAAAGATGTTTTGATGCTTATGTGAAAAAATGTGAGATTGACAATCTTAGTAAGTATACCATATCTGCAAGCAAAACAGCTTATAGGGTATTCAGTTTTTACGTAGATACTAATATGCCTATGGATTCCATCAAGGAAGATACTATTGATGGATTTATACTGTTTTTGAAGCACCGTGAAAGCTGCAATGATAACTCGATTAATTCATATTTGAGAATGATTCGAGTATGGCTATACTGGGCGATGGAAAAAGGATACATGGATAAATTTAAAATCAATCTGATCCGGACCAGTGAAACAATCAAGGAGACTTATACAAAAGATGAATTAGATAAATTACTAAAAAAGCCAGACATTAGAAATTGTACTTTTACGGAATACAAGACATGGGTATTTACAAATTTCTTGTTAGGAACTGGAATGAGAATATCGTCTGCTCTTTCCGTCAAGATAGAAGATGTTGACTTTGGCGGAATGATGATCATTATGAATAGATCCAAAAACAGAAGAGCGCAAACCATTCCAATGTCTAAAACATTATCACAAGTATTAAAAGAATATCTTGATTTCCGCCAAGGAGAACCAGATGATTTCTTATTTTGTAATGTTACTGGAGGACCAGGGAATGTAAAATCATTTCAGGATAATCTTTCTTATTATAACAACAGCCGTGGGGTAAGTAAAAAGTCGGCTCACTTGTACCGACATACGTTTGCAAAAAATTGGATTTTGAACGGTGGAGACATCTTCAGATTGAAGGCTATATTAGGCCATTCTTCTCTTGATATGGTCAATCAATACGTTAAAATGTTCTCGAACGATGTAGCGGTAGACTTTGACAAATTCAATCCACTTGACAATCTAGTTAAAAGCGATAAGTTTATTAGAATGAAAAAGAACGATTAAACCGTATTTTGAAAGTAATAAAGCACGACTATACAGGGCAACATACTAATGAGGTGATAAACATGTATGTTGACTATAACGTTTATAAATTCAGAACAGAAAACGGATATTCATTACAAAAGCTATCAGATTTATCTGGAGTAAGTACGTCACATATTAACGATATCGAAAACAACAAGACTCATCCAACAGTACTAACATTATGCAAATTAGCAGCCCCACTACAAGTTGACTCGAGATTACTCTATACTGTTCATGATAATGTATAGAGAATATCCGATATATCGGAAATTTACAAAAATATGGTAAATTTAGTTGATAATTGGCACTTAATATTGTATAATACAAACAAAGGTTCGGCATTTTATTCCTAAGGGGGGAGTGTTGTTGAAAGAAATTATAGAAGAAATTACAAAAATACTATTGACAGCAGAAAATGAAGAGACATTAGAAATAATAAGAGAATTTGCAAGTGAATATATAAAACAACAAGAGAGCAGCTAATCCTGCTCTCTGTTTTTGTATAACGATTCAACTAGCCTTTGGACTAAATATTTATTCTCATCTCCTAACTCTAGGTAGTGAGCCAACATCCGTCGGTCAAGTTCAGTTGAATTCCTAAAAAATTGTACGTAGTCGTGCATAAATGCTTTATCAGTTTCTAAATTACTTTTTTCAAAATATCCAGTACTAACTCCAAAATATTTTTCAAGCATTTCTATTCGTTCCGGTCTTGGATATGTATTCCCTTTCATCCAGTCATAAAAAGTATTTCTACTAAGTCCAAGATCTCTGGCAATTTCAGCTGGTACTTTACTTTGCTGATCAATTAGCTTATGTAGATTATACCTAAATATCTTTCGTTTATTATCACACAAAATCACACCTCCGTTTCTTTTTATAACGGGTTATTCTAATATAAACCTATTATATATTCTATTATGTAATAGATTATATATCAGAGTATACTTACACAAGTAATATAACATATTTTAATAATATATTCAAAAAAAACTTTAAAATATTGGCAAAAAATGGTTGACAGTACGGTTTTACCGTGCTACAATTAAGACAAGTTAAAGGAAAGGAGAGTTTTGAAATTGAAAATTACATATGCAGGGGCAAGGCATAATAAAGGTTATTCAAGAGGCTTAGCAGCTGAAATGCTTGGTATATCGGCATCTACGCTATTCAATTATGAAAAAGGTATTACTCCTACACCAGACAATATTATCAAGCGAATGTCCAAAATTTATGATGTTCCAATGATCTATTTTTTTTCTACTGAGAGCACGGAGAAACCGTGCAATATTAATTATGTAAAAGTGGTACAAGCTCTTACAAGTTTAAAAGAAATACATAAAGAGTATGAATCGGAGATTGATTCAGCAATTGAAACTATAAACAATTCCATCAAGGAGGTATAAATTATGTCAGCAGCAATCCCAACAAGATTCTTAACAAGTGAAGAGTTAACGAAAGAAATCGAGAAATTACCTTATAGCGTAAATGATAAAAACGAAAGAGTTTATGAATGCGATTATTACGACGTGCTTGGATACATGATGACTAACATCGAGCAGCTTAAACTTGAAATGAATGGTAATGACGGTGTTTTCGGTTACTACACTGTTTACAACAAGGTGGATTGCTCCTGGTGGAAATTCAAATGCCGTTTATGGCCATGGCAAGGACGTGAATACGGTGAGTAGAAGTTTTATAACCTGTTTTACATGCGGAAAGCCTTTATATTACGAAGATAAGCTGCATGATCAAGACGATGCTTACGAGGTGGACGAGCATATCTTCTGCCCGGATTGTATGAATAAGTATATCGTTAAAAATTATTACAAAAGATTAAGGATGGAAGACAATGAGTGATTATTTTGATGAAATGACAATCTCTGAAATAATGGCCAAGTTTATTTATACAAAATATGAAGCAATTATTGAGAACGGTCATTTAGTTGGGTTCTGTAAAGAAATCTAAATAGAATGGAAGCGACGTTGAATGAACAAATTATGCTTAATATGTGAAAAACAATGGATTGTGTCAAAATATAATGACCTTCCGTATTATATATGTCCTGTATGTTCAAAAAAGGTAGAAAGGGGAAAGAAAAGATGAATGACTTACAGATTATAGTTACGCAGCAAGTTGGAATGATTGAATCCAACTATGAAGACATCAAAGCTAATTTAGCTGCAGTAATGGAAAGTTATAAGCTTGCTACATACACAGACGAGACTATGAATCTTGCCAAAAAGGATGCCGCTTCTCTTAAGAAGATTAAAAAGGCAATCGACCAGAAGAGAATCGAAGTTAAAAAGAAACACATGATTCCTTATGAGGAATTTGAAAAGAAATGCAATGAGCTGAAAAAGCTTATTGATGAACCAATCGAGTTGATTGAAACTCAAGTACAGGAATACGAGGCACATAAAAAGGCAGAAAAGAAAGCAAAGATTGAAGAGTATTTCCAGCAAGCAACCAAAGGCTTAGAAGACTACCTTAAATTTGATATATGCTTCAAATTGTCGTGGGTTAACCTAACCACCACAATGAAAGCAGTAAAGGCAGAAATCGATTCCTTGGTGGAACAAACTCGGGCAGATATTGATTCCATTAAATCCTTTGGTTCAGAAATCGAGGAAAAGGCACTTAATACATATAGATTGACACACCAGCTGTCACAGGCAATCCGCCAGATCAATGACTACGAAAAGCAAAAGGCGGAGATTATCGCAAGAGAAGAAGCAAAACGAAAAGCCGAAGAAGAGCGCAGACGTAGGGAAGAGGAAGAACGTATCCGGGCAGAGGAACGACGTAAACTTGAAGAAGAACAGCGTAGAAAAGCCGAGGAAGAGCGTAAAATTCAAGTGGCGATAGAGAAAGCCAAGGAAGATGAAAGAGCACGTATTGAGGCGGAGAAAGCATCAGAAACAGCTTATAATGCTTTTACATCTTTAGAGGAGATGGGCAAAGACGTGGCACAATTCCAAAATAAAAATCTACTGGAAGATATTCCAGAAGCAGAAGATGACCTTGGTGGAATTTGGACAAGTATGGATGATGACGAAGAAACAGGATTTGCAGAAGAGATTCCACCAGTGCAGCAAGAGCCGAATTCGAGAACATATGTAATTTATGATCTGGATTACGTACTAGATAACTTGGAAGAGCTTCTTACAGAAAACGGTTATGATTGGAGGAGAGTAGATGGATAACGGATTAATTTACAGTAAGATTTCTAACATAATGAAAGAGATTTCAGCAATAGGTAAAAACAAGAAGAATCAGCAGCAAAACTTTATGTATCGTGGTATCGACGATGTAATGAATACTTTAAAACCACTTCTTTCAGAAAATGGAGTATTCGTTGTTCCGGAAGTGTTGGAGAATACCAGGGAAGACAGGGTGACAAACAAAGGGAACAATATCATTTATTCTATTATGAAGGTTAAACATACATTTTATGCGGAAGATGGCTCACATATCGAATCTATTGTGGTCGGTGAAGGAATGGACAGTGGTGACAAGGCAAGTAACAAGGCCATGGCTATCGCATATAAGTACAGCTGCTTCCAAGTTTTCTGTATTCCAACAGAAGAAATGATTGATCCAGACAGCGAATGTCATTCCGTACAAGGAAAAAACGCAAAGCAGGCTAAACCACAACAGCAAGCTAAACCACAACAGCAAGCTAATCCTAGTCAAGCAAACGAAGTTCCATCAACGGAAGGTAAAATCGATATACCACATATCCGGACAATTCAGTCAGAGCTTGAACGTACTGGAATCAAAGAAAGTGTTGTTCTTGGATTATGCAAAGTAGACAAGCTGGAAGATATCAATTATAAGCAGTTTGACAGCATCATGAAGAAATTCAAGGTAACACCAGACAAGAAATCAGAATAAGGAGGATTACATATATGAACAGCGTACAACTAACAGGAAGATTTACAGCAGATCCAGATGTAAGATATACAGATGCAGGGACTAGCATCGCAAGATTTACGGTGGCGGTTGACCGAAGGTTTAAACGGCAAGGAGAGCCGGATGCGGATTTTATCCGATGCATAGCGTTTGGGAAAACAGCAGAGTTTATTGAACAGTATTTCCATAAAGGAATGAAGATTGGTATTAATGGAAGAATTCAGACAGGTTCGTACACCAACAAAGATGATCAGAAGGTATTTACGACAGATGTTATTGCTGAAAGTGTTGAGTTTGAAGAAAGCAAAGCAGCTTCCACCAATACGGAAAGACCAAATCCACAGAATGCAAAACCTATGGAAAATGGTTTCATGGATATTCCAGATGGTATTGATGACCAATTGCCATTTAACTAGAAAGGATTTAACAAATGGGAGCGCCATTATATAACAAAAATCATTACAAATACGGTTTTTCACATACAAGATTAGATAATATATATAAATCAATGCTTTCTAGATGCTATAAAAAAAGAAACAACCGATATAAAAATTATGGTTTATTAGGGATAACAGTATGTGACGAATGGATAAATGATAAGCTTTTGTTTTTTGATTGGGCCTTATCCAACGGTTATTCTGATGATTTAACTATTGATAGAATAGATGTTAGCGGAAATTATGAACCTTCAAACTGTAGATGGGCTTCTATGAAGGAGCAGCAAAACAACAGAACCAATACTATCAAAATATCATTGAATGGAGTAGTACATACGATTTCCGAATGGTCAGAGATAACTGGCATAAAGCATAAAACTATATATTGCAGATTTAAAAAAGGATGGAGCCCAGACAAAATACTTCTAGAAGTAAGGTGATTAAATGGATATTAATATTGACTCTAGAGAAAAATCTAAAGCAATTAAGAAAATACTTGCTGAATTTGATAAGCAAGAAGTTAATTATTTTGTATCTAAAATGTTCGTAGGTGACTATCAGTCTTTGGATAATCCAAGACTGGTGGTTGACCGAAAACAGAATCTAACAGAACTTTGTTCAAACGTATGCCAGCAGCATGAAAGATTCAGAAATGAAATCATACGAGCGAATAAACACGGAATTAAACTGATTTTTCTGTGTGAACACGGACATGGAATAGAAACATTAGAAGATGTTATCTGGTGGAAAAATCCTAGATCAGAGCAAAGGTATTTTGATGATAACCAAAAAGTATGGAAAATACGTGAGACCAATGCAATGAAAGGGGAAGTCCTATATAACATCCTAAATACCATGAAACGAAAATATGGATGCGAGTTTTTATTCTGTGATAAAAAAGATACTGGAAAACGCATCATTAAAATCCTGGGTGGCGCCTATGACAAGTGAAGAAATTAAAGACAGATATAGCATGATTGACATTGCTATACAATATGGATTCCAGCCAACCAGGAAAGGCTATATATGTTGTCCATTTCATAGCCCAAGAGAAAGAACTCCATCAATGAAGTTGTACGGAAACAACTATCATTGTTATGGATGTGGAGAAGATGGCACAATCTTTGACTTTGTAATGAAAATGGATAATTTGACTTTTAGAGAAGCATTTGAACAGCTTGGTGGAACTTATAAGCATAATTTCTCTTCACTAAGAAAGACAGAACTTTCCACCAGGAAAAGGAATTTGAAACACAATGACGATAGACTTGAACGGATTAAACTGCAGCTAAACAACCGCCTAATAGGTATATACAGAAAAGGAACTGAAATGTACGAACCGTTCTCAGATGAATGGTGCTATTGCTATAACAAATTAATGTATCAACTATATGTAAGTGAGGTGAGGGCAAATGATCATAGAGGAGTTAACACCTGAATCAATTCTTGATGATTCGGTTTTTGAAGAGATAATGGATGAAAAAGACGAAATAAAAAGGGCAAGGATGATTCAATCCCTCACAGACAAGGCGACATTGCTTGGAGTTAAGACGAAATTTAATAAGATACTTGTTGCTTACAAGAAAAAAGAACGTGAATACTTGAAAGAAATTAACCAGAAGAAAAAGCAAAACACATATTTGAATAATTATACAGAATTTGATGTTGAAGGTACGGAATATGAAAACTTATTCTGTGGACCATGGACAGCAAACGAGCAAGGAATACATATGACAATATACATAGGGAATCTGCCAGTTGAGAAAGTAGCCTGCTATCATCCAATTCTCCCGGTATATCGGATGGAGAATGCTGAAACTGGACGAGAAAAAGTAAAGCTTGCTTTTCGTAGCGGCCTTGATTGGAAGGAAATCATAATAGACAAGGGAGTGATTGCTTCCGCCAACAAGATAGTTGGATTAAGCGATTATGGAATTTCCGTAACATCAGAGTCAGCAAAGTCCTTAGTAACGTTTCTGTCTGATTTAGAGAATTATAACAGGTTCGTAATTAAAAGAAATATTTCCACCAGTAAGTTAGGTTGGATCCGTGGGGAGTTCATGCCTTATGGAAAAAACATAATTTTTGACAACGAGGTTCGTTTTAAAAATACGTTTGAATCTATCAGCCAGACAGGCGATAGAGAAATATGGTACGAGCTAACAAAAGTAATTAGACGTTCAAACAGGATAGAACCGAAAATATATCTAGCAGGAGCGCTGGCATCAGTTCTGGTGGAACCACTAAATGCATTGCCGTTCATTATCAACCTTTGGGGAGATACAGGAAAAGGAAAGACCGTGGCTATTATGTTTGCTGCAAGCGTGTGGGCCAATCCATCAGGCAATGAATATGTTACGGATCCAAAAAGCACACTAACAGCGCTGGAATTAAGAATGGATTTCTTGAATAACCTTCCAATGCTGATTGATGATATGGCGCAGTTGAAAGAACGATATGGTACCGACTTCTCAGAATTAATCTATATGCTATGCTCCGGCAAAGGTAAAGACAGGGCAAACAGCACACTTGGATTAAATAAGCAGACAACATGGAAGAACGTAATACTTACTAATGCAGAGCACTCATTAACTAACGAAACAAGCCAAGGCGGTGCAGTCAATCGTGTTATCGACCTAGAAATGGAAGACGGTTACATATTTAATAACGGGAACTACGTCGTGGAAACAATAAAGAAGAATTATGGATGGTGCGGCAAGGAATTTGTAGATGTTATTGAAGATATAGGATTTGAAGAAGTTAAAGAAATGCAAAAAGACTTTCTATCAAGGATCAATGAACGAGCCAAGTCATTAGGAGTTGAAAAGGAAGAAAAGCAGGCTCTTCCAATGTCATTACTTCTTACAGCTGACAAAATAGCAACCGACAATCTATTCCATGATGGAATTTACCTTGACTTCGATTTGTGTGTAAACTTGTTAAAGAATAAAGGTGAAGTAAACGAAAATGAACGCGCTTATGAGTTTGTTATGTCAGAGATTGCAGTCAATTCCACCAAGTTCAATGTTCCTATCGATTACAAAGGGGAAATCTGGGGCGAGACTGCAGACGATTACATCTACATAGTAAGCAGCGTGTTTTCTAAAATATGTGAACGCGGTAACTTCTCAAGTAAATCTTTTCTTTCCTGGGCCAACAAAAAGAACTTGATCAGTACTAGCAAAGATAGATTAACAAAAAAGAAAAGGATATGTGGTTCTCCTTGCTGGTGTGTATGTATCAAGAAAATGAGCGACAAAGAAGATACAGATGGATTCCACCAAGTCGATGACGATGAATTGCCGTTTGATTAAAAAAGAGGAGAACTATTTCTCCTCTACATACTCTTTCAATATTGTAATAACCAGATTATTAAAACTTCTATTTTGACTTTTGGCAATTACTTCTAATTTTGACTTAAGTTCCTTTTCGATAGTAATTTGTGTTCTTGTTTTATCACTAGATATTGTTCCTCCCATATATATCACCTCCTTGTTTAATAATATTATCATATTGTTAAAAATATGTCCACATATTTCCAACATTTTGTTGACAAGCTGTTATCAGCGTGATATCATATAACTAGAAAGGAAGTGGTGATTATGGAATTAAAATCAAGATGGTATGGGATAAAGGAAAGATGTAATCCAGCAAGCAAAAGATACAACAATTGCACTTTAGGAAAAGAATGGGAGAAGTTTGAAAATTTTGAGAAATGGTATTACGAAAATTACTACAGTATAGAAGAACCTCTAGAAGTTGATAAAGATTTGTTAGTAAAAGGAAATAGAATGTATTCTCCTGATACATGCTTACTACTACCAAGATTTATTAACACATTGATAACAAAGACTAGATCATATAGCTTATTACCAATTGGAGTTAAATACAATATGGGAGGAAAGTTTAAATATGTATCTACGATAAAAGTTGCATACCAAACTCATACTAAAAGATCGAACTACATAACTGAATGCTTTGATTTTTACAAAGAGATGAAAGAAAAAGAAGTAAAAATGACTGCAGAATATTACAAGGATAAATTTCCACCAAAAGTATACAATGCTTTAATTAACTATAATATTGAAATCTTAGAACATATGAATTCTGAAAAATCAAAAGAAATATTGCAAGGAATAATTCTAGAAGAATGCAGCGAAAGAGGAATAGAAAATATATATTTCTAGTCAATGTACCCAGTTCCCCAATGTCCCATAAAAAATATACTAGATTTTATATGGTGTTTGAAAACACAAAAATTTAAAACAAACACACCGCAGACGACCCTTATGTTTTCACTGGGAACTTTGGGAACGGTTTTTAAAAAACCCAGTAAAATCAAGGGTTTCAGCGATTTTTAAATTGGACACAGAAAAAAAAGTGGGAACGGATTTTTTAAAAGTAATCAGACAACAAAAAGTAGGTGAAAACAATTGACAGACAATCAAAGAAATTGGTTATTAAATAAATATAATTATATATTTAATAAATATATAGTATTAGTTCCTTTTAGCCAAGATACTTGGAATGATTTTGTTGGTGAACTCAATGATCTAGAGAAAAAGTGTAAGAAATCTAAAGAAGCACAGGACTACACAGTTAAGGTTAGCATATCCTTGGTGGATTTCTTTGATAAGCTGCATCTTACTGGTGGTGAAAAATAATGGAGTTGATATTTAAACATAATTGCAGCAATTGTGCCAACTTGGACAAATCAAGAAAACGACAAGTAGGAATCTGTTATCAATATGGTTGCAGGAGTAATCACAAGTATCCGTGGAACGAACATAACACAGGATGGATTCCTTGTTGGATTGGAAACGACGACTTGCTGGAAGATTGCTTTTGCGGTAAGTGG